TCAGGAAATCATCCAGTCAATAGGATCCCTGCCTTCCTCTTGCAGCAGGCGGTTGGTTTTGGAAAAATGCCTGCAGCCGAAAAAGCCTTTGTCGGCCGAAAAAGGAGAGGGGTGGGCGGCTTTTAGCACATGATGCCTGGTTTCATCTATAAGGTTCTGTTTCTCCTGTGCGAATTTCCCCCAAAGCAAAAAAACTATCCCGGTTTTGAGCGCAGAGATTTTTTGAATTACGGCATCTGTAAATGTTGCCCAGCCGATCTTGGAATGGCTGAAAGGTTCATTCGCTCTCACTGTAAGCGCAGCATTTAATAACAGCACGCCCTGTTGCGCCCAATGCGTAAGATTTCCTTTGCCGGGAGGTATTGATATACCTATGTCTGACTGTATTTCTTTAAAAATGTTGACTAAGGACGGAGGAGGGGGAACACCATCCTGTACAGAAAAGCACAGCCCGTGAGCCTGCCCCGGGCCATGATACGGATCCTGGCCGATGATCACCGCTTTTACCTTATCAAAAGGTGTTTGTTCGAATGCATTAAAAATAAGCGGTCCCGGAGGATATATTGTTTTGCCGGCCATTCGTTCCGTTTTCAGGAAATAAACGATCTGCTCAAAGTATGGCTTGCTGAATTCTTCTTTTAATACTTCCTTCCAGCTTGCTTCTATCTTTACATCCATTGCAGTTATAATTACTGTTTGGCTGCAAACTAAAAAAAATTATCTTTGCAAACCTTAAAAATATCCTGTTTCCGGGATATAATGAGGAACAGAGAAGTATATCTCAAATCAGGAGTTGGAAAAGAGTATATTAAACAATATTGGTCCGGTAGCTCAGTTGGATAGAGCATCAGCCTTCTAAGCTGAGGGTCATTGGTTCGAATCCAATCCGGATCACTGGAAATCAAAGAGTTACATAAAGTAACTCTTTTTTATTTTAAAAATTAAACCGGAATTTGCCCGGATAATTCCACAAAGAAACCAACAGTAAAGCCTTTATAAGGGAAAGGAAGGGGGGGAAGGATATCTAATTTGCCCCGGAAAGGGCGTGAAAATAGACATGAAAATAGGGGCTTTTGGGGCAAAAAAACCCGGCTAATTGCCGGGCTTTCAGCTACTCCCAGGGCTGACCCTGTACTTCCCCCTCCATAACCCTCACAGTCCCCGGAATTGCCCTAATAAGCCCTACGGAATCCGGCTCAAGATCATAAACCCGTCTAATATAGCCGTCCGACACGTACACAATGGAAGCCCTTTCCGTTCCTGTGTTTTTCAGGCTGTGATAGATAGCCTTTGTAGGGTAACTGCCTGTTGCGTTCAGGACTTCTACCAATTCAACCGGAACCGCAAATTCAGCCGTATTACCGGCAGCGTCCTGCACGATCAGCTTCAAACCATCAACTTTGAATGTGCTGTAAAATACCGTTATAGCGTCAGCCGATTCAACAGCATTGTACCAATTGGTTGCTACCCGGAATTGCCAGGAATATTTCACTATTTTGCCGGTGCTGGCTGAGGCGTCGAAGTGGTATTCATACACCTGCAGTGCATTCTTACTAAGGATGATCTGGGCTTTTGGCTGAAGTTGATAAATCGGTTCATCCTTTTTGCAGGATGTAAAGCCTATAAAGGCTGCAAAAATGAAAATGATTGTCTGTTTCATCTGTACTGATTGTTTAGGGTTGGGAAGCCCGAAGGCTCCCCGGATTAAAAAATTACTCACTGTCTAATAATACTCCGTCCGAATATTCGGCAATTAAGGTTTCATGCAACCTGATAAAGGGCGTTTCAGTTTCCACATAGTATTTGCCCATACTAAGGATAACACAGGCGTAATTACCGCCCTCGCTGGTTTTCTTTGCTATTTTCTTAGCTTCCTGAATTGTTTCTACTTGCATTTGTTTTCGTTTAGGGTTTATAAGAAGGGGCTTATTTCGACCCCTGTTTAACAATGATCTGTTGCTTTTCTACTTTGCGGATAATGTTTAAAACATGCTGTTCAGAGCAGAATAATTTTTCAGCCAATTCCTTTGCCTCCCTCTTTACCTGTTCAACTCCTTTGAAGTTGATTGCTGTCAGAATTACTTGTTTTTCGCTTGTCATTTTGTTTGCGTTTGTTTGATGATGTAAAGATAATCTCAGGGTTTTAATTTTACAACCTATTAATGTACATTTTACGGTAGTTTAATGGTATTTAACATACCACAATTAGTTCGTTAATAGGTATACTAATTGATGGCAAGAATGTTATATTTGTAACATGAAAAAGAAAACAACAAAAGCCGGTAGAAAAGAACTGCCAGCAGGTGAAGTGAAAATACGGGTGCAAGTTTTCATTAAGCAGTCAATTGTGGACAATATGGGAGGTTTTGAAGCTGCACGGGATAAGCTGGTAAAGTATGCCGATACCTTTGATAAGGTTAAGAAATAGTTTGCTGTAGATAGCAAATAGAAAAGCCCGGAAAAATTATACTTCCAAGGCTTTTTGTTTTCTCCGGCTATTACGGCAATTTATTCAATTCTTGGAGCTATTCCAAACTCATTTTTTATTACCCTGCAAAAATGATCAAGATCATTATATACTGCTACCGGCTTTGCAATGAACTTCATCAGTATTAAATATCCATTAACCAGAATGAGTTCCCCAAATGTTCCAGAACTTTCCCAGGTTCCCATGCTATCAATACGAGAACCGGTAAACTCAACTTTATAGCTACCTGGATTCTTTTTGTTTCTCTTTACTGTAAAACTTGTGTATTTCATTTTGAAATTAAATAGTATCTTGAGACTGTTCTTTCACATCAACTGCAACGTTGAGTTTAAGGATTTAGGGATAAAGGGGGCTATTATGTAGCTCCCTTTTTTATTGAAATTCTTGCTTCCGTTTTGCAGAGATTATGCGATAACCAGGCTTTCTTCGGGTCTTAATAATAGATCAATGTAACATTTTGTAGCAAAGACAGCTTCAGGGAGAATCTCTTTTACGGTTTCTGCTTTAATTAAATTGCCATTTTTATCTCTCAATGCGATTGCCGTAAATCCGTTATCTAATTTGTCTGCTTGGATTCTAAATCCTCTGTAGGGAGTGGTCATAGTTTTATATTTTATTAATTTGAAAATCCTGAGAATTTTTGTTCGGAAAACTTTGGGCGTTCAGGCGTTGCATCTTTTTCCCCATCATCTCCAAATAGGGAAAGCTCAAAAAGTTTATCAGCCGGTAGATCAACCGGGAAAAGTAGTTCTCCGTCCTTATTCACTGAAGCATAATTATTAAGTATTTGATCAACTTTTTTTTGTTTAAACTTTACTCTAATAAGGAGTATATCCCTGGTTTGAGTTTCATCTTTCAACACAAAAGAAAAATCGAATCCCTGTTTAAACTTAAAACGATTCATCTTCCCGATATCTACAGAAGATATCCAATTGTCGTTCATTCTTATATTCTCAAACATGACGTTTACTTTTTAAATTTTCAGTTATACGTTCCCGTAATTCATCTTTTGCCTTATTGATACTTTCAGTGTTATATCTGTATCTGGTCGGATTTTCGCTTATCTGTTTTATTGTTGCGTGTTTCCACTTGCCTTTATTATCATCAAACTTTGATTGCCTTAGTAGCTCAGTGATTAGATATTTTCTGTGATAGTGAATTTTTGGCAACTCTTCATTTAGTGCTTTTGACAGATCATTCATTACATTATCCTCCTGTTCCTCGGGAATTTCTTCCAGTAGATCAGTTTCCCTTTCTTCCCCTGAATAGAGGTTCCGAGCTTTTTTGAAATATGGCTTTAAAACAGTTTTTTCAAATTCAGAATTTTTTTGAAAGAGAATATTCCTGGCAATTACAGTCGCCGCCGCTACTAAGGTTCCCCGCTGGTGGTGCTGGAATATATATTCATCACTTTTACTTAGTAACCGGACAAAGATTTCAGAGAAGAGCTCATCTGCAATGATCTTTCTTTTGCCACACAGTTTATTTACTCTTCGCTTTAGTTCTTTATTATTATATAGGTCTGATATTATTTTCTCTTTCATCTCTACAGGAAACGTTGGTAGGGTATTGCTTTGCCGTTTACAAATCTTATTCCCTGCTTTTTAATTCGGCTTATCAAAGTTTGAGAAACATTAAAGCGATGTGCTATTTGCCTTTGTGTTAGTTTTTTTAGTTTCAATAACCGTCCTATCTCTTCAATATCTCCGATACTCAGTTTGGCTCTGCGTTGTTTAATTTCCCCGTTTACTTTGGAAATAAACTCAATCACTTTCAGTCTACCTGTTTGCCTTTCTGGAATTTTTTTGGGTCTCCATCCGAGATTAGACGCCCGACAATCTGCATTATCCCCGTTAATATGGTAAGGTATCCAGTTCCTCATGCTCTCTGCCCTCGGTACGAATGCTTCAGCAACTACTTTATGCAGGTATATCTCCTTCGTCAGTCCGTCCCCCAGGTACAACCTCTTCCGCATGTATCCATCCTTATTAACCCTCACCGGAACAACACTAACGAAGTAAGTATTATATCTATCCCGGTAGCACTTGCGAAGCCGTCCCAGGTTGCTAACTTCGTAGCTGCATGCGCCTGGTATTTCTTCCCATATTTCGCCTTCAATGCTCTCGAACCTTTTAAAAGCATGTTGGATAACACCTACTTTTTTCTGATTTTTTAGGAGCTTTTCATATTCATCTTTCGGTATTGTGATAGTGGAAATGGCAGGTCTGTTGTAAATGCTTAACTCTTTCTCATTCATTCTTTTTTGTAGTTTAAAAAGACCCCGGATGTAAAAACATCCAGGGGATTATCATGTCTTACAAGTAAAAACAAAATTAATAATGTTAATTAAATGTGGCAACAGTATCACAAAATACTGTGATAGTTCGCCAAATGTGTACAGTTAATTTATTCGTGTGGAGTTAATTAGATGTAATAGCAATGTAACCTGACCGGAAAAAATATTTGCGTATAAATAAGGATATGGGAAACTATACTATTTCAAAAGATCAATATGATTTGCTTTCTGAAAAAAGACAGCAAATCAAATCCTGGATGCAAAGCGGATACGCTTCTGGCTTAGACGAAACCTGGAAGAAAAAAGCCGGTAAAATATACACACTGATTACAGGTAGGGTGCATAATCTTTCATGTGGTGTTTGCATTGATAATTTACTTTCTGTCCTTAATAAGGCACTAAAGCAGTATGAAGAAAGGGAGGAAATCCTTTCAGCGGCAAAGACTGAAGAAGTGCCAGACTTAGAGGAAGCTCAAAAAGAAGTTGACCAGCAAATCATCAAATCATTGCAAGACCAAAGCGATAAAACTTTTGTTGCGGTAACAATTGCGGACACTGAAGACCCTAATAAGAAAAAGGTAATTCAAAATGAACCACACAAACGGAATGGAAACCGTAGACGATAATCTATTATCTGCGGAAGATTTCAAACCGTTGCCGGAAAACCTAACTAAAGAGAGGTTAACGGAAATGCTCCGCAATGGTGAGACCACTATACAGCACGTCGGGGAAGCTCTAAAGCTACAACCTGAAGAAATCAGGTTCACGGAATTGTATTTCGAGGAGTTTGCCGGAGATGGATTGAGTACGGTCGCTGATGTGTACGGTTTAAATCTTTCGATTAAACGCCAACGGGAGAGAGCTAAAGCGATTGCTAATCGTCTGCTTGGTAACCCGGATATACTTCTCCTAATCAATGCACAACTCAGTGCTAAGTCCCTGAATGATGAGCATGTAGACAGTGTTCTGGCGGGACTGATAAATCAAAAGCAAGATTTAAAGGTAGCTGTTACCGGGGTTAAGCTGTACAACGAAATCACAAACAGGCAGAAGAGAATAGAGGATGAGGCAAAGAAAAATGTATACGATTTTTCCCGGCTGACTGATGAGCAACTAATTGCGCTGATAGAGTTGTTAGAGATAGCCCGGATAGATAATGGAGATCATCCCTTCGTTGCGACTGAGATAATAAAAAATGAAATAAATCTTTCCGAAGATGGAGAGGCTGAGATAATAAACTAAGAAACCACCAGGCGCGGAAACGCGGATGTCCTGAAAAGGATATGGTGCGAAGGCACGGTTAGGGGGTGGTTTCTTTTACCTTTTTCTTTTTTGTTTTTTTTTCTGACATAATAACCGGTCGTATCTACGACTGGTTTTTTACTCAAACCACTTAAAATGGAATATCAAAATTTTGCTGACCTAAACACTTATCCTATAGAAAAAGAACTGGCAAAGGAGATGATGCTAAAGAATCATTATTCCCACAAATGGAATTTTGCTTTTGGTGCGCTCAATGTTGGAATAATGGACGGGGGGGGGGCAACTGTTAGGGTGTGCAGTGTTTGGTAATGCGATGAACCATAAGGCGTGGCACAGCATTACAAATACACCGGGTGAAAGTTGTATTGAGCTTAACCGGTTGTGGATAGATGATAGATTAAAGACCAACACTGAAACTTGGCTTTTATCCCGGTCGTTTAAAATACTTCGTGAACGTGGTTTTGAGTTGGTGCAGAGCTTTGCCGATGGTCGCCTGGGTGTAGGCACTACTTACCAAGCTGCAAATTTTTCATATTATGGCTTCTCCAAAACACTATTCCAAAAGCATGTAGAAACAGGTGAGATCTACCATAACACACAATTTACCAATACTGCAAATCCCCGTGGTATGATCTGGCGTAATGTTCTGCATGCAGAAGGGGTATTGCAAACATTCGAAGTAAGAACTTACCGTTATCTATATCCTCTTTGTAAGCGGGCAAAGAAGAATATTAAACTAAAGGAGTTACCCTATCCGAAGGAGAGGGTTGGGGAGCAACTGATTGCAGACTATGTGCCACCATTAGCACAAATTGCCCGTGCTGCAGCATTGGCAAATGCACTCAAACAGTGCGAAAACCGGGACATCCTTTATGATTACCTTATTAAGCTAACAGGTAATGAGAAGGAAGCAAACCGCACTATAAAAGAACAGCAGAAAAATAAATGGGTGGAGAAACTTTGCGCCTGATTATCTTCAGCCATAAGTGTATAATTTGAGGCACATTTGGCTGAAGATAAACCCGGCTAATTGCCGGGCATGAAAAAGCCTCAGCGCTGGGGCTGAGGCTAATAAAATTAGTGCCTATTAAGCTGCATCCACCGTAAAACATAAAAAGCTTATCTTACTTTGTGCGCAAGTATTATATGTTTTAAAAATCCCGGTGAGGTTGTTTTTACTGATGTAAACACCTTTATGAGCGCTATTGTAGATGATATCTTTTTTAGACCTTATTATACATTCGTTTTTGCTATCCCCCAGAAAAGCAGCCCACCAATAACAATACCCTTTATCATCCTGCCATATATGTGGCTGTTTTATATCTTGCAAAAAGATAACGCTAAACACTTCCGGGAAATCTTTCATTAAATATTCTTTATTCTCTTCACTAAGTGGACTTAATTTAGGCTCAATCTCTAAAGAAGATATTAAAGTATTCAGGTTTTGACTTTTTAAAAATTCTAAGATTTGGGTATAACTCATATTAATGTTTTACGCCCATAAGGGCAGGTTAATTAAATTGTTTTAAATACCCCTCCATCTAACTCCTCTACACAATCCATTATCATAGCTTCCACTTTCATTCTGAAATAGTCTCTGGCAGTAGTTTGTTTACCTGATTTAATTGAACTCCTTGCAGCTTCTTTTAAGTTTTCAAACGTATGCAGCAGATTATACTCAACTTGCTTAATTATACTTTTACTTTCACTTTCACATCCACTTTCTGCCTCTTCTTTTAATATTATCCACCCATTTTCCCAAAGTCCGTTAAATACTTCATCTACGGAAAACCCTATTCTTTTATAAATTCCTTCTAATGCTGGCAATTGAATATCTTGAAGTGATTGCCTTGTTGCTATTGTTGACATGGTACAGATGTTCAGATTGTGTGCTGTTCCCCATTTTTGATTTAAAAAAATGTGGCTTTTTAGAGACAGGATTTAAAACAATCTTTGTTTTGTGTCTTAAAAATCTCCGTGGGAAGTCTTTTGTGAAGAAGTCCCCGTTTAGTTTTTGAAGATGCCGGGAACAAACGGTTATAACCTTAACCCGGTTCAGTGTTTAACTGATAATGATGCGAAGCTAATACTTCATTCTATTGTCCGCAATAGTGTTAAGCTCATTTAACGAAATTCTTATCAAAGATCAAAAGAAAAAGCCAGGGTATAGATATACCCCAGGCTTGTAGATTAATGAAAACTTTACCAGATATCTGATAGCGGATAATCTTTATAATATTGTTCAGCGTCTTCTTCTTTAGCGGGTTGCACACCGTGAAATTTGATATGATCTTCCAGGATGTGTGCTATATTGTCTTCCCTTGTTTCAGGCAAGGATTGATAACAGTACATAGGATTAATGTATTCAACGTTTCGTTTAGTTATAATTAAACCATTTTCCTTTAAATAGGCTATTGCCTTTTGTATCCATCTCCTGGACACCCCTAAATCATTAGCCAACCCATCAGTACTATACTTATTTAAACGATTCTCTTTGTAATAGCAATACTTAAAGGCGAGTGCATGCAAAACTCGAATGTATGAGTAGTTAATATTCGGATTGAATATTAATTCCTCGGGTACTTGTATATATTTAGTGTTCATTAATCTACTTTTTGGCGCCGGCAATAACTTTAGCTGAGGGGAGTTGGGGTCAAATTTTTCCCTATATCTGTAAGCTGATATTGGTGGGGGGCTGGGGACTTTTCCAGAACTCCTACAGCGATCAGCTTTTTAATAGCTCTTCTTAGTGTGTCCAGTCTCACTCCTTTGTCCAGAAACTCTTGCTGAAATTTCAGGTCATTTAACCGGAACTCCTTCTTATAGCAGGCATAAATAAACAGGAGCACTTCCGCTGAGGTGGTTAGTTGCCGATATATCTCATTTTTCGTCATAGTAAAAGATTATATTGCAAATATAAAATTAAATTAGTATTATCAAAATTGACTAAACAAATGAGGACATATATGGCATAATGTATAAATTGTGCCTGAAAGGTCTGTAATTTAAGACGTAATCCTGAAAACATATTATAAAAATAGCTCACGAACTATAGTTCGCAAAACATATTATAAAATATTATTACGAATTAAAGTTCGCCTAAGCGAATTAAAGTTCGCTAAAGTGGCAAAATGGCGAACTATAGTTCGCAGCCGACGAACTATAATTCGTCAAAACCTTTGTAACTATTATAATAATCAATCAATTGAGAACCCTAAAAGGTATTATAAAAGGTCTTTTTAAAAAAGGTTTCAGAATAGGCACGAAATAGGATTTCGTATCCCAACAATTTTTTAGGGTTAAGGTATTTAGCTCCTTCGTCTTTGTATATTAAAGTATACAAAACAAAAATCTGATGACCCGGTAATCCCACTACTGCAGACCGTATCAAGCCAGTAACCTCAGCCTTTTTAGGAAAATAGATAAAGAGATATTCCGTTAATATTTTATGCTGTTAAAAACAACTAAGCAATTTAAGAACATAAACTTGGCACGGGAAGCATATAAAAATTGTACCACTAAATGTGGTATATATTGTTTTCAAAGTAAGAGACGAAAGGAGGTATATATTGGCATGACCCAAAATTTCGCCAGTAGATTTTTACAGCATAGAAAAAGTTACTCTAATAAGCATGGAGAACATAAAGGATTACACCAATTATTTGATAAAATAGGACTTGATAAAACTCCTGTCCAAATATTGTTAGAAGGTGCCCCGGATAAATACACAAGAACAGAATTATACATAATAGAATCTCTTTTGGTAGAAATTTATTTGCGAAAAGGATATGATGTATTAAATGCGCCTACTGGTCATTATTGGGCAGTCAGTGATTATAAAAGAATTGGAGTAAAGAAATATAACAGAAAAGGAATTTTAAAAGAAACCTATAAAAGTATTTATGAACTGGTTAATATTTACGGATATAATACATTTAGCATCCTGAGATGTTGCAAAGCTGAAATTAAAGTATTTGGAGGCTATAAATGGTTACTGTATGACGGCTTAAATGATGAAACGTTTATGGATGTTGCTGAAGGTCTAAAAATACATCCTCTTACACTTGCCGAATCCTGTTATCAGGAAATCGTAACAAATAGGTATATACACGTCCATAGAATATTTGGTTATAAACTTCTGGAATACTTTGAACTCAGATCAGCTTAATACTAACCAACCCCCTCTCATGTTCTATTAAAAACACATGTCAAACACATACATCAATGAAAACGGTTACCTATGCTTTAAGGATAGCGGTATACCAGTGCATAGGTGGGTAGCTGAAAAAAAGCTCGGTAGAAGATTGAGACCGGGAGAGGTGGTACACCACAAAGACCGCAATAAATTAAATAATTCCCCCGATAACCTTTATGTCTTCCCAAATCAATGGGAGCATTACAAAGCACATTTGAGAGATGCTGATAAATACGGATGGGAATATAGCTTTAAGGGAAGAGCCGACTATTTTGAAGACGACGATGACGATTTTGATGATTTTGAAGACGATGATTTTGACGATGAAGACGATGATGACTGGATTTAAGTACTAAATTTCCGGGATCAATCCCCTATTAAGCATCCCACAGCTTTAATAGGTAAGGTAATTTATTCCATTAACCAATTAAGTGCCTTTTCAAAACCCTTTGAAAGCTGCCTGAGCCTTGTTAGTGTAATATCTATTTTATTAAGTAATTTACGCTTGTAATTATATTATTATGATGGAAGCCCCTAAACTCTATAAGTTAAATGATATAGATTTTGCCGATTTTCTTGCCAATAAACCGTTATACTCAAAAGTAATTGCCTCAAGTGGAATAATAAATTCATTCACAAAATTTGAAGATTTTGAAAATAAACCTTTCAAGTTCTTGTGCCCTAAAGAACAAGAAGTTCAGACATTTAGAACAGACTTAGGAGAAATGAAGTATTCAATAAAGCAAAAGGCATTGAATGAAATGTTCGGCAATTCGGAAAAAATAAAGAACTCTTCTTTGAATGATACAGATAAGACAATTAACTACATTTTATACCTTGTTGGATTTTGTCAATCTTGTGGTGAGAGAGTAACATTTTTGCTCAGAGCGTTTTCTGACAAAGGAGGAGAAGATAAAGCCCCAGGTACTATTGTATATCTCGAAAAAGTTGGTCAATCTCCATCCCCCTTACCAATGCTTAGTAAGACTTTGGAAAAATATTTAAGTGAGGAAGATAGAACTAATTACAAACGTGCATTAGTTTGTAAGTCTAATGGATATGGTATTGGTGCATACGCTTATCTAAGGCGAGTGATTGAGAATGAAATTAAAAAAATAGTAAAAGATATTTCAGAATTAGAGTTTGAAGGAGTGGATGAAGTTAAAAGAGCTTATTCTACTTATCAGCAAGATCATCAAATGAATAAATTGATTGATGTTCTGGATGGACATTTGCCAACTACATTAAAAGGATTGGGTAACAATCCAATTAAGCTTTTGTACGAACAACTTTCGGGAGGTATTCACTCATTTAGTGATGAATTGTGCCTCTCAAAAGCGGAAAGTATTGATGTACTAATAAACTTTGTTGTCGAGAAAATAAATGAAGGAAAAAACCAGTTGAAAAGTGTACAAGCAGCTATAAAGAGCTTGCAGGGATAAATCCAGCTCAAATTAAATTAGAGTATAGCCTTAGAAATTTTGGGAATAGAATCTTCTATTAAGCCCCCACAGCTTTAAAAGGAGTTATTCAACTTAGGCAACCTTTTATTTTTCTTATAGAAATGATAGAGCAGCAATGCCTCAATGTATGCCGGAGGCTCATCCTCTTTGGAGTAAATTACTACAATTGAAAGATGGGAGATGTCATATTCTGTCATAATTGCTTTAACGTAGTCGTTAGTTTGAATATACTTATTTGTTGCCTTATTTTTTCCTCTTGGAGCTGTTAGTCTATTTTGTATTGAGTGCTTTTTATAACTGCCATCCCTGCCTATGCTTCCTGCTTTACCAATATAAATAATTTCTTTTCGTGTATCGTCAAGCCATATATACACTCCCACTTTTTTTTCTATTTTTTCCCTTACTGTTTTATTATAGTTAGCTCTTCCGGAAGCCTCGGCAAATATTTTCCTATCAATAATAAAGTCTTCTTTCAGTTTGTCCGTATATGGTTGTGTAACTGCTTTAATTTCATCTAAGGTCATAAAAATAGTTTAGGGTTATGGTAGATATTAATATATGCTTCAGGTTATGGATACATATTCTTTACTATTATTGCACCAATGACAGTTGCGGCAACAGCAATAATAAGTTCCCAAAAGTGTTTACTAAACCAGTTTTCTTTCTTCTCTTTGTTTTGATTAAATGAGCCCTTGCTTTTGTTTCCCTTACCTGTACTTACAGGTGCATTAAATGTACTTTCCGTTGCATTAAAGGAATTATTCTCGTACCGTTCTATATAAATTCCTTGAGATGGAGGTGGTGGTGAAGGTGGAGTATTCTTTTTATTATATTCTTCAACAAATTTGGCTGTACTTCTAATCAATAACTCAATATCTGGTTCTTCAAAAAGTGGTTGATTGTTTCTATATACATCAAGCCCGGATAAAATAGAACGAAAACTTCCATCTGTAGTTATTAAACCATTGCCCTCATATTCTTCTAATATTGTCAATATCCTCATTTTAGTTCTGGAGCGGTCAAGACTTTGCGAATTGTTTATTGACATCCTGATTATATGCATAATGTTTACTATTTCTTCAGGAGCTGATATAAGTTCAGCGTCTAAATATTCTTTAAACTGCTTAGTTTTAAACTCTTCATTAAAATTTTCAGACATAATTAAGAATTTGAGTTTTTTTTATTTAATGCAAAGTTATTCCAGGCTTACATTAAAAAAAGCCTGAAAAATTAACAGGATGTGCATAAGTCCGCATAATAGATATGGATCCCTGATGTGATTTATAGGATTATATTAGCAACTGAAAAGGAAGGGGTTTCGGGATGGGGCTATCATTCCCGGTCAAAGCCTTTATAAAAATATGGCGGGGTGGGATATTTCTAAAAAACGTATCTTTCATACAAGAAACTATTATTTCAACCCCTAACGTTTTAACCATTGGAAAGAATACAAGATTTCTTTAAGCATGTAGGCGAAAGGCTACGTAATCCTTTCATCTTCTCCTATCTAATAAGTTGGCTTATTTCAAATTACAAAATTGTAATAGGGCTTTTTTTCTACACTAACTATCAATTAAAGGCTGATGGCTACAATTCATACTTTGATCTGATTGATAAAACTACCAACTGGCAGACCTGTTTAATTATCCCCCTAATAGGTGCATTAGCATACACATTTGCTTTTCCATACTTTAAAAGATTGGTGGTTCTTCTATACACAAGGATTAATCAAGGACAAGAGGTTAAAACACTTAAGATACTTGAGGAAGGTAGTATTAGTACAGTAAAATATTTAAGACTGAGGGATGAATACAAACAATCTCAGGCAAAGCTTGAAGAGGTAATTCAAGATGAAAGTAAATTTTTCAGCCAGAGAAGGGATTTAAACGAACAAGTAAGTAATCTCCGCAAAGAGAATTTAGGACTACAGGGAGATATAATAAAACTTCAGCAAAGTGTCGCGATCTTGGAAAAGTTTAAAGAACCAAGGGATGTAGAATTTTTAAATGGAGAATGGAAAGGGGTAGCGAGAAATGGGAATAGCGAAATCGCTTTTGAATTTAGGTTTGACATCAACAAAAACAGAGTTTTTATTAAATATGAAGGATATTATGTTGTCTCAATTGTAGCATTAATACGTTTCGATAAAATAGTATACTTTGAATTTATTGGGATAGAGAAAGCTCATGATGTTCATTTTTCATCTCAATTTGTGAACTACTCTAATCCATCAATAAGACAACCAACATATAATGTGGATGTATTGCAGAACAAACTCCCTTTACAGGATGCCGGGGGATATTATATATTCAAATTAGATAATGATCTTGAAATGAAGGTTTATTCAAGATTGTTTAATCCTTTTCTTCTCCGGAAGGTTCAGCCGAAATAGAGAAAATTTAAAAACACTGTATTTTGACCTATCAAAGGACATGGGCGCGTCCCCTGTTAGCGCAATTCAAAAATTATTAAATCAGTTTTTGACCAACTGCATTAAATCTGCCAACTCAACCAAAATTTTGAAAAAATTTTCTCATTAAATTGGTTTGGTCTACGTAATTCAATTACATAAATAGCCACACTTAATGGCTATTACAAAAATTTCCGCTTTTTTCCCATTTGCGTATCTATTCATAAATAGTTACACAATGGAAAATACTTTGAATGAAAAATTAATACCGCTTAGGGCATTCTTCTCCAAAGAAGCACATGAAAAAATTTTGCTTGTTGCTGCCCGGAATTATGTTTCTAAATCTGAATGGCTGAGACAACTTGTTTTAAATACAATTGGAATGCCTGGGGAGATACAGCAGCCAAAAACAAATGTTGGTTTATTAGCTGAGAGCAAAGCGGAAGCATTGCGGTTGAAGAAAGAAGAAGCGAAAAGAAAACGTGCAGAAAAAAAGGCTGCTGCTTCTGAATCAAATTAATTCACCTTCTACTAAGGATATGTTTTTGAATGGCATTAATCACTCCCGCTTCCGTTCAAGTGAGAAAGGATCGAAGGCTGATAAAGGCGAATGTTTTACCGTCTGAATATCTTTCTCTATTTGGCAATAAGATAGATATTACTCCCGCGTATTCTGAGATGTGCAAACGAAGTTTTTACTTCTTCGTTAAAACATTTTGGAATGTGGTAATGCCGTCTAACATGATAGATAACTGGCATATCAAGTTCCTATGTGATAAAGCCCAGGAAGTGGCAACGAGGGTAATTCACAAACAACCGGCAAAAGACCTTTTAATAAACCTACCACCGGGAACAAGTAAGTCAGCTATATTCAGCATAATGCTTCCGGCTTGGATACTGGCAGTTGATCCTTCAATGCTTATTATCTCAGGTTCGTGCAATTATACCCTGGCTGAAGCACTGTCTACCAAATGCCGCTCAGTTATTCAATCAGATAAATACAGATCATTCTTTCCCCTAACAAGGCTGAACCCCGTTCAGGATTCTAAGGGTCATTTTGAAACCGTTTTCGGGGGCGGGCGAATCACATGCAGCATTGGTACTGCTATTATCGGAAAGCACGCTGATTTAATTATAGTGGACGATAGCGAGACCTACGAGATGGCTCAATCTCCAATAGAACGGACAAGGGTGCAAAGCTGGCTGAAAGGAGATTTGTCTACACGTAAGCGGGATAAACTTGTAACAAGTTCTATTTACATTCAACAGCGTTTAGGTTTTTCCGATAGTTCTAATTTTCTCTTGGAACTTGACCCGGATATTGAGCATATCTGTTTGCCTGCTGACATTTCAGACCCTAAAGTTGAGAAATTAGTTAAACCTTCTTATCTGAAAAAATACTATAAGGAGGGATTAATGGATGTGAACCGGTTAAGCCGGGCAGCTTTGGAGAAGATACTGAAGGACATGAAGGGCTCAACCCTTCGCTTTAATACTGAAATGAACCAAAACCCGACCGATGAAAGTAGCAGCCCTATCAAAAGGGAGTGGTTCCCGATTGTTAGCACAATGTATTTTTTTGAGTTGGTTAAAAAGCATAATGCATACCCGTTCTTCTATTTGGACACTGCATTTACAGACAATAAGCCAACCAAACCGGGACGGAGAGCCAACCGCAATGACCCGTCTGCTATAATGTGTTGCTTTCTCATTGAAAATGATTTGTACATATACAAAGTATTGCGCGACTTCCTAACCGGTCCCGACCTCATAGATAAAGTAAAAGAATTTCTCACCACCTGTAATTACCATGTAACTAAAAGCACACTATCAATTGAACTGAAGGCTTCAGGTCATACCGTCTTCCAATTCCTTAAAAAGGATGGCATTAATGTAAAGGCAAGTCCCGACCCCAAAGACGACAAACAAACCCGATTGCTTGCTATATCAGGCTCCCTTTCATCCGGAAGAGTGAAGCTGGTCGAGGGTGCTTGGAACGGCTCATTTTTGGATGAGGTCTGCATACCTCCGGAGGTTCGGAAGTATTGGGATCAAACCGACCTGTTAAGCTCTTCGGTTGAGGAGTTGATCGGAGGGGATAAGCCGAGGAAGGTTACAAAATCACGGCTTCACTAAAATTTGAAAAATTTTCTGTTTTACGTATATATAAATATATGGTTGCACATATTAAAGATAATTGGGTTGATGTTACCCTGGGAGAGTTTCAGCAGATTTTGGATATTCAGTCAGATAAGGTGCTGGATGATTTTTCAAAAGATTTGAAAAAAATTGAAGTGTTAAGTGATTTGAATGAAAATGAAATCAATTCACTCCCTATGAATAAATTAAAGCCTTTGTTATCTGCTATTTCCTTTTTGTCAGAGGAAATAAAGCCGGTTGATCTGAAAGACCTCTATAAGGTGAACAATAAGGAGTATAAGTTGGTGCGGGATATTACACAGATTACCGGCGCACAATTTACTGACCTTATGGCTTTGCTTCAGGATAAAGATCAGGTTAATAAAAACCTACATTTAATCGTTGGCGTCCTGATGGCTCCCATGAAAAAACAGACTTTCTTTTCATCCTTACTAAGGCGAAAGAAACAAACTGAAAAATATCTGGAACATACTACCCTGGACGACATAGCCGAGGACATGCTGTATATGTCTATCGTAGATATTCACTCTATCAGCAACTTTTTTTTTGCTCTTTCCGTGAAATTTCAAGCCGTTTCTTTTTCCTGGGTGGAGAAACAAATTCCGATGCAGTTGAACGAAGTTTTGAAGACGTTGAAAGAGAAGAGGAACAGCAACAAGGAGAAACTGAATCAAACGGAGGAGGCTTTGCTTCAGCAGATTCAGCTTTTATTAAACGCTGGAATTTTTGGCACTTAGTTTATAGAATGGCGAATGAGGACTATCAGCGAATGAACTATTTTTTTGAGATGAGGTTGAATGAATTCTTAGTTACTATTACTCACTTCTTACAATGGACGGAGCCAAAGAATAAAAAAAAATGAGGAACGTAAACGAAGAAGTAAAAGCATATTTGGAAAAGACGGGAGATGAATCGGTTAATCTCCTTCGACAGGAACTGACTAAGAAAAAAAAGATTGCGACCGGGGGAACGTTGAGGAGTATAGAAAGAGAAGTGATTGAGAGAGGAGATGTAAGGTTTAATTTAAAAGTATTAGCCTCAGAAGACATAGCATTTATTTTAGGGGGTCGTAAACAAGGGTTACAGTTACCACCGGCTGAAAAAATCGAAGCCTGGGCTAAGGTGAAAGGCATTAAGCTAAAAGGTTCCACCAAAGCAAATGGATTACGCTCGTTAGGATTTCAGATTGCAAGAGGTATTAAAAAGGAAGGGATTAGAGGTGTGAATGTGAGGGGGTGGGCTAAGCGAAAGGATCAAGAAATATATGAGGAGGTGCAGCAGCTTCTTCAGGAAATATACACAGAAAATTTAGCTGAAGCCGCTACTGAAGGGGCTACAGGATTAAATATAAAAATTAGTAAGTAAATGTCATATTCGATTATACAACAACCTGAAGAAAACACTTTACAATACTCAAACGGAGAAATAATCTCGGTTGTAGAGCAGTCAGATTATGACCCGGATAGTCCCGAATGGAAGGACTTTAAGTTTTGGGCTGATGTCTATGTTAACGGAGAAAAGAAAGTACGTTTAAAAAGTTTTCCGGAGCCGCTAACTGATAAAGGCGTTTTTAACTTAAAAAATATTGCTTCAGCATTTACTAAATGGGAGTATGTTTTTTCAAGCAGCGACATTTTCCAGCAAAGTCCAAATAGTGCCTGTGAGCTACAGCTTTACTACGGAGAAGAGCGAAATAATAATGGCTCCTGGACTTCTGAAAGCCAGGCAACAGGTAACACATTCATTTCCCTTAATGCTGCTCCCTGGAAAGATGATGCAGCATTATCTCAGTACGTTATCGGTAACTATGAAAAGCTATTCCTTAATAAGGCAAAAGAATTAAAAACATCTGCTGTATTCGGAGATCAATATTTATTCTTTTATAATAAAGCCGGGGAATATACACCGGCTGCAAAAATTGAAATCTGCACGTTTACCAATTCTGTACCGGGGGACTGGTCTTCATTGAAAGGAATTTACCGAGTTGATAATTCTTATAGTGATGCTTCAGGTGTGCAATGTGTTAATGTTGGCGTGAATGCTATGCAGAAGATAAATGATGAAAGTCTTTATACAAAGGTTTACGGAGATGATTCTTTTTTTGATAGCGGTGTGAAGCGTTGGAATGTTTGTATGATTTATTCAGGTGCTGAAAAAGCAACGGATTATGTTGAGATTGTTTTAGATACATCCTGCTATCGTTATCCTGAGCCTATCATTGTCTACTGGCTTAATAATTTGGGAGCATTCGATCAATATATTTTCAATTCAAAAAATATTATATCAACAACAAAAAAAGCTCAGTCATTTACAAAGCAGGCAGGTAAACTTGTTGGCAGTTCATACGTTAATAATAGTTACGACCAAACGAAAGTAAATTACTTTACTGAGCTTCAGGATACAATTGAGATAACAGCTAATTGGCTTTCTGATGATGATGTAAAACTTTTGAAGTCTTTAGTAATGTCTCCAATAGTCTTTTTCAAAGGCACTGATAACGTCATGTATTCTGCATCTATAGATGCAAATGATTACAAACTTTCATACAGGAAATTTCAGAAAAAATATGATCTCACATTGAAACTAATTCCTTCAACAAGTTATAATTCTCAATTACAGTAATGAATACCAGACTATATATAGAAGGAGAAAGAATTGAGCTGATTGAGGAAATAGAAATTCCTTTAAATTTTTCTATTCAGAATATTAAAGACATAAGTAAAACCTCCTCTTCATTTTCAAAGACCGTTACAGTTCCTGGCACTGCCAGCAATAACAAGGCTTTCAACTTTCTTTTTAACACAAAAGTTACAGCATTTGAAAAGCCAGAGGCTAATACAAATAATATTGGACAGTATTATGATTTTAAAAAGAAAGCGAGATGCTACGTCATAGAAAATAATATGGTTGTAATGACCGGTTACGCCAAATTAATTTCTGCTACTAAGCTAAACGGATATGCAACCTATTCTGTTCAAATCATAAGTGATTTAACAGATTTTGTTTCCGTTTTAGCGGATAAGAAATTGGAGGATATAAGCCCGGAATTGACTGAACAATTTACTCACCGTTGTGATTTTGATACAATCTTTGATAGTTGGTCAGAACAGGATGAAAACCCATGTACTGGAGTAATATATCCTCTGGCAGATTACGGGCAGTTTGATACAGTGAATGCAACCAACTTTTTTATTTCAAATTTACGTCCTGCATTATTCGCCAAACAATACCTTGATCTGATTTTTGCCGATGCCGGATTTTCTTATGATTCAGACTTTTTAAACTCTGATTATTTCAAACGTTTAGTTATCCCTTATAAAGACGGTGCATTTGAGGGAAAAGGATTTGAAAGTGTGGTGAATGGCGGGGATTGTTCAGAAGGTTGGCAGTTTGAAAGTGAGGCAGTTGATAATATGGCTTATTATGCTACGCCTGTTGAAGGGTTGGAATTGTTTCAGTGTGTGCAGAGCGGAGGTGATTATTATTCTGCTTCGGGTATGACATATATTGCACCCGTAACCTCAGTATATGATGTAAATGTAACCTTACCCAGCGTTTATTTTACGTTTACTTCCCCCCACATTGTAACCAATGCATGGAATACCCCACTAAGAATATGGATAATTTATTCGGTTTATTCGGCTGATGAATCCAGTCATGTAATGGCTGCAAAGTATGCAGTTAAATACAACACAGGAGATTTAATGAAAAGCCCCGTGTTACCACTTGCCCCCCTCGACTATACAACGGAAGTCAAAGAGGTAACAATACCTACACAGTCAATTCCGATGCAGGAAGGGGAAAGGCTTAAAGTGAGCATGTATTTTGCATCTCTTTATGATTCAGATCACATGATTAGCGTATTTGGTTTGCCTGGTCTATATGACCCAGGTACAGCAACTATGTACACAAGTAAAACTATCCCCCCAACCCTAATAATAGGGCTTTCAAAAAACTTTGATAATGCGCGGATAACTTATTCGGACTTCTGCCTGAAAAATGTAAAACAAATTGATTTTGTTTCAAGCATTTTCAAATTGTTCAATTTAATTCCGGTTCCTGACAGGGATAGACCAGGACATTTCAATATCCTTACCTCCGGACAATATTACAATAATGAGCTTTCACCCCTGGACTGGTCGGATAAGATAGACTATTCACAAGATGTGGTCATTACCCCCATACCATCATTACAGGACGGTAATTTAAAATTATCTTATAAAGACGATTCAGATTACTGGACAGCCTACTATAAAACTTTGACCGGAAAAACTTACGGGGAGCTTACTCAGGAAACGGGATATGAATTTTCATCCTCTACTAAGGACATTCTACAAAATAATATATTCAGTGCATGTTTCCCGGTAGTATATAATAATGAACCTATTCCGTGCGAGGTAACCTGTGAAATTAAAAACTCAAATAAGTATCTTTTTAATATAACGGGATACAGTGAGATTGAAGGGACAACACTACCCACCGATAAAACATTTGCTCATGCCAGAGTAGGGGTAAAGATTTTTTATCAGGGTCAGACTTACACAATTGACATTGTAAATAACCCTTTAAGTTTTTATGTTGATAGAGAGGTAACGAGGACGGGAGGGGCTGTTGACAGTACATTTTATGCTAAAGCAGATACTTTCTATTACTTAACAGAAAATGACAAACAAATAATTGCCTTGTATGATAGTTCAGATAAGAACATTACACGAAAACCTAAAGCCGTAAATCCCCGTATCTGTTATTATCAGGGGCTACAGGACTGTAATAGATATGTTGTACAACTAACCCCGATATTAATAGACAGGTCTTACAATTATGTTTCGGGCTCTTATTTGAGGTATAAAGATGAATATCCTATTTTTTCAAATGTGGATAATGATACAAACCCCACCCGGGATTTACTGTTTGCAACACCTAATCCGTATTTTGGTTTGGTTCAAAACTACCCGGTAAAAAATAGTCCTGACTTTTCAAATCTTTTGAAGGAATGGGAAAACACATTTGCAGAGATAACCCAAAATGATGCAAAGATGCTGACAGCATGGGTTAAATTAAATCCTGTTGATATTGCTACTTTGGATTTAACCCGTAGAATTTGCATTGATGGAACTTATTACCGTATTAATGCTATTAAGGATTACTTACCGGGTAAAAATACATTAACACTGTGTGAGTTGGTAAGATGCCCGGATTTGGTAAGGTATCCTGTACCTGTGCCTCCTCCCGACCCCGCCTGCAAGTCTTATTCAGTTAAAAACTATTCCGCTTATGTCAACACGGTTAACTATTATAACTGTGAGGGTGTATTAACAACCTTATCACTTGCACAGTTTCAGCTTGAAACTATATGTGCATTAGAGAAAACAATAACAGGAGATCAGTTTATTCAGGTCATTGATTTGGGAGATTGCTTTACGAGTGAATGCATTACTTACAAAGTAAGTAACCCAATGGAAGAGGAGGTCAATATGGCTTACTCTGATTGTTATGATACTTTACACTTTCTTGCCGTTCAACCGGGAGCTTCCGGTGAAACCTATGTTTGCGCCCTGAAAAATTCCATTGAGTGGGCAACCGGGAAAACCTTACAGGTGTTGGAGGTTGGGGAGTGTACACCTGAGTATGTGGATTTTAAAATCACGAACAATTCAACAGATAACACTATTACCGGGGTGAGTGGGGTTCCCGGTTACACGTTTGGCTCTTCGGTGGGGGCTGGAACTTCAGTTACTGAAGATCGGGGTGAAGTATCTGCTTCTTCTGCTGTTATATCGGTAGTTATTTCAGGCTCTGGTAAGAAATCTTTAACCCTAAAAACTAATGGTTTCTTTTTAGATGGAATTTCTGTGAATGGTTCCGGGACTTATTCATTCAGTTCTCACCCTATCGGGGCTGAAGATGAGCTGGAAGTTATTTTGAACGATACAGACCTGTATAGTGCTGAGGTAGTCATAGGTGTGCAACACAATAATATTTCAGCCGTAGGAAATATTCCCGGATTCACTTTGGGCACTACCGTAACCTCCGGAATAAGTCCTTATTCTACGACCAGACCCGGCACAGCATTCACAGCATCTATATCGGTAACCTGCACAGCAACAGGAGAAAGACATTTGGAGCTTTGGGTTAATGGCAATTTGGTAGATCATAAAGATTTAGACAGTTCAGGAACGTACAGTTTTACGAGTAGGGATTACTTCAATCTTGATAAGATTGAGATTTACCTGAAAGATGATTACTATGCTTAATAAACAAATTTAGTTTCAGCTTAAACCTATGAAATCATAATGGCAAATGTAGTTTTAGATTATAACGTAAATGCTAACGGTGCGGAGAAGACCGTTGGCGACATGCGGAAAGAATATGCCTCTCTTAATAAGGAATTGGGAAAGACTATTCAGGGCTCAAAGGAGTATTACCAAGTCCTTAATAAGATGGGAGACTTAAAAGCAAACTTCCAGGACTTAAAAGAGGAGATCAGAGCTTTAGACCCAGGCGAAAAGCTGGCAGCCGTTGGAAATATTGCGAAGGGGGCTGTAGGTGCTTATACTTCCTTAACCTCAGCAGTTGCCATTTTTGCGGGCAGCAATGACGAATTACAAAAACAGTTATTGAAGGTTAATGCAGCTTTAGGTTTGTTGCAAGGTGCACAGCAGGTAATTAGTACATTGGACGAGGGAAAGCGTATCCTGACAGCCCTCACAATAGGCACAAAAGCACAGACTGAGGCGACGGAGGGGGCTGCTGTTGCTACTAAAGGTTTCGGCACTGCATTCAAAGCAATACCTATTGTTTTGATAGTGTCGGCTATTGCAGCTTTAATAGCAAGTTGGGATAAAGTAAAACAAACCTTAACTGATGTTTTCCCGTGGTTAGGAAAAATTGGGGATTCATTCGATAAAATCAAACAAGTCGCATACGGTGTTGGGAATGCAATTTTAAACTTTGTTGCCGCTCCGGTGAATGCTTTAGTCAAAGTATTTAAAGGAGACTTTAGCGGTGCAATAGATGAGATCAAAAAAGGCTTTGACGTGGTCGGTGCTTATTCTGAAGGTGCAGCAAAAGAACGCCAGGCACAAATAGATGAAGCTAATAGAAAACAGCTTGAATCCTCTATAAAGGCTAAAGACGATGATATTGCAGTATTAAAGGCACGCGGGAAAGACACCTATCAAATTGAAAGGGATAATCTCAAACGTAGGCTTGACCTTAATAAGGACAATAAAGATGAGTATGCAAAAGTTTTACAGCAGATCAGAATACTTGACGCCACTCATGCAAAGCAACAGGAAGACGAAAGAAAAAAAGCCCATGATGAATATATAAAGGATTTAAAAAAGCGTAATGAAGAAATACAGAAAGCGGAGGAAGAGAGATTAAAAATTCTTATTGACGCAAATACACAATTAGTTTCCCGTCAACAGCAGCAAAACCTGGATGCCCTGAATGAAATCATTACAACCGGGCAACAGAAAACCGAGATTGAAAGTGTAAACTATAGTGATAGATTTGGACAGTTAAATGAATTTTCCGAAAAAATAATCAGTACGACCGTTGCTGCTCAGGGACGAATAACTGATGCCGAAAGACAGGCAGCAGAAGATCAAAAGAATATTGGAAAACAGTTATTAAATAGTAAATTGGAGATTGCTAATGCTACTGCGGGTATATTGAGTAGCGGTGCAAGAATAGCGGGTGAAAGTACTAAGACAGGCAAAGCATTAGCTATAGCTTCGACTTTGATCTCAACGTATTCCTCAGCTACAAAGGCTTATGAATCAGCTTTTCTGCCCGTTCCTACGGTTGCCAGTCCTTTTTTGGGTGCAGTATATGCAGCCGCTGCCGTTGCCTCAGGGCTTGCGAACCTGGCAGCAATAAAAAGAACTTCGGTAGATAGTACGTCTGTAAGCAGCACAGGAAGCCCGGTCAGTTATACAGCACCTCCGGTTCCCACTACTGCTAATCTTACCCGTTTGGACACTTCCAGTATTTCGGATATCACTAATGTAAATTCTCAGAAGCCTATACAGGTAAATGTTGGCATAAGCGAGGTAACCAATACCCAAAACAGGGTTGCCGGATACGAGACAGCAAGTTCTATGGGATAGAAAGCTAAATAATCTTAAAACTTCTTAAACTAAAATGAAATGACAAAAGAATTACCAGTTTACAAAATGAGGATTGAGAGCGATGATGAGGGACTTAGTGCTGTTGCACTTGTTTCGTTACCTGCAATTGAAAGGAATTTTGTTTCCTTCTCAGCTAATAAGCCTGTAAAATTTCAAATCAATAACGAGGAAAAAAGAATAGTTACCGGTGCATTACTCCTTGCTGATACCCCGGTTTACAGAAATGACGAAAACGGAGAGTATTATGTAATTATTGAAAAGGATGAGGTGTTTAAAACAGCTCAAAAATATTTCAAAGATGGATTGCAAGCAAGTGTTAATGAGGAACACGGCAACAATTTTTTTAAAGGCGTTACGCTGTTTGAATCCTTTATAGTAGACAGTAATAGGGGTATAAATGCACCAGACCCTGAATTGTATGGGACGATTAAAGACGGTTCCTGGGTAGGTAGCTTTTTTGTTGAAAATGATGAAGTCTGGAACGAAATAAAGCAAGGTACCTTTAAGGGCTTCAGCGTGGAAGGCTTCTTCTCATTCAAAGAAATTTCCCTTAATAAGGAAAAAGAGAAAACCCCATTGCAAGAACTGGTTTCTGCCCTCCAGGAGCTTCAAACCGTGCTATAACAAGAAATTCCATTTTTTTCAAAAAGACGTATAAGTAATTATATGGGCAAATCTGCCCTTTAAATTCCTTATAAACTTATGAGCTTATCTAAAATTATCGCAAATCTTGCAAAAAGTGTTGTTGCTCTCAAAAGTACCAAACTTACATTTGGCAGCGAAACATTAAAAAACGGTACTGAAATCTCCTTTGTCGGTGATTCCATTGAAGTTGGTCTGCCAATTGATATTATAGATTCTGACGGTACTATTTCTATCCTCCCCGATGGCGACTATGAAACGGAGAGCGGAATATCTTTTACCGTTGCGGAAGGTGTAGTTACTGAGGTGAAAAATCCTGAAACCCCGGCTGAAGAAGTTGAACAGAAAAAAAACGAAGTTGATTTTTCTGCACAGCTTTCAGACCTTAAAGCCGAATTTTCAAAAAAGTTTGCTGAGCAAAATGCTGTTATTGCAAAACTGTCAAAGATAGTGCAGGCTTTAGCAGATCAGCCTTCAGGTGAAGCTGGTCAGGCTGTTGGTTTCAGTAAGAAACCTGCTGAAACAAAAAGCGAAGCAAAAGTAAAAGGAGGCATTGCAGCTCTGGCAGCAGCCCTTCAAAATCAAAATTAATCTAACCTATTAAAGCCTCATTAAGGCTAACCTATTTAAAACACTTTCAAAATATGGGATTTAATGTTTCCAGTTTGCCGGATTATAAAGATCAGCAAAGCGAATTAGTAGCAAAAGCGATTGCTATTTCCAAAACTTTAAAACTTATTGCTATTCAGCCCGGCAACAAAGGCAAGGCTTCTCTTAATAATCATGATACTACAATCACTTTCCAAAATGGAAAAGCATGTGGTTGGAATGCTTCGGGGGATGAAAATTTTAGCCAGCGCGACCTTGAAACCGCAAAAATTAAAATACAGAAAAATTTCTGCTATGAAGACCTGGAAGGTAAGTACTTACAGGAACAGTTGAGAGCCGGTGCTTCGTATGATGATACCGTATTCGCTGATTCTCTTACCGGTACTATCAATGAGGGAATTGCTAAAGAGCTTGAAAAAGCTATCTGGCAGTCTGAAAAGGAAGTGTCTCCAGCAAATAATTTTCAATTTTTCGATGGCTTCCTTACTCTCCTGTCTGAGACAGCCGGGGTAATTGATTTTTCTGGTTCTACAGCGTATGACGATATCATTGATACTGTGAATAACGTGTATGCAAATATTCCTGCCGCTATAGTGGATAAAGATGATATTGCCGTATTCATGGGTATTGACGCCTTTAGAAATTTTATTTTGGCGTTGACTACTTCAAATATGTATCATTATGCTGTTACCCCTGAAGCCGCTAAGTCTTTTGAGTTGGTTATACCTGGAACTAACGTTACTGCATACGGTGTGGCTGGATTATCTGGTACTAATGCCATTGTAGCTGGTCGCAAAAGTAACTTTGTTTTTGGTACTGACCTGGAAAGTGATTTGGAAACCTACGAGCTCTGGTATTCTAAGGATAACCGTGAAGCACGTTTTGAATCAATATTCCGTGCCGGTGTGCAAATCAGGTTCCCAGACCAGGCTGTTTACTGCCACGCTGCGTAATTAATTTAAAAATTCCGGTAGTGCCTTTCTATTAAGGCACTACTTTCTAAAATATTTTTTAATGCCTACTTGTGCTTTAACATCCTCTATTCTGGTAAACTGCAATGATTCCTTTATAGGAGGGATCAAAGATGTTTATGTATCGGAATATGATTCACTGGATATATACAGTGAAGATGCAAACGGAATGATTACCGGTGTTACTATGGTGGAAGGAAAGCAGTTCTTCAGGTATCAATTTACCAAGAATTCGGCTACCCTTGTTGATACCTATGCTCCTTCCGATAATGGAGGCGGTGCTTATACCCCGGTATTAACTCTTAACCTAAAGGGGCTCCGTCAATCTGTTTCAAACGAATTGCAGACCCTTGCAAATATTGATTCAGTGGCTATCGTAAAAGATGCAAACGGAAAATATTGGGCTGTAGGTTTTCAAAATGGTTTATCCGTTACTAATATGGCAGCACAAACCGGAGGTAATAGTACTGAATTGAACGGATATAGTGCATTGACATTGACAGGAAGCGAGCCTAAATTTATTAAGGCTGTTGACCCTTCAATCATTGCCGCTTTGTTGGTTCCGGCGTCTTAAATAGTTTACTCTCTCTTAGTTTTAATATTGGAGGTGTTGGTGGGGCTTTGATGATCTATTCAAAGCCCCTTTTTATTAAGGAAAAATGATAGTGATAAATAAAAATACGACTGAAAATAAAATTGCTTTATCCCTTCGCCAAAATCAGACAGAGGAGAGCGAAAATTTTTTATTCGTGTTCACAAATGATTTTACAAAGCAGTCTTTCACGGCTAACCTGAAAGACGTTAGCACATTCAAAGAGCGGTCAAATATATTTTGTATTGATGGCAATTTGTTTTCCGACTTGCAGACCGGCTCCTGGCACTATAGAGTATATCAAAACCCTGATGATGCAAGTGAGATAGATGGTTTAAAATGTGTCGGAGCCGGTTTAATGATTTTAACGGAAAACGCTGAACCTACTAAGGCATACAACAGCGAAAGAAAAATAAATAGTGTGTATGGAGAAGAATAATAAATATCAGGTAAAATTTTCTATGCTGGGAATAACACCTCCGGAACTCCCCAAAATGGGTTCCCGTCTTTCCGGTAATTATTGGACGTGGGGTGAAGATAATAAATTGCCTAACTACCTGTATACACTGTACGAGGATTCTGGTTTGCATGGCAGTATCATAAAAAGTAAGCATTCCTATGTGAAGGGACGAGGCTTAAAAACTGATTCGGTCAGTGATGATTTAAAATCCTTTATAGGAAAAGTAAACAGGCACGGGGATACATTGGAGGATATTCTTGAACGTTATATTTTAGATGTTCTGATATACGGGGCGGGTGCATTAAATGTTGTTTGGAACAGGGCAGGCGATAAAATTGCAGAACTATATTATCTGGATGTTGCTCAGTGTCGCTATTCTAAAGATAAATCTAAACTGATTTATAATGATGACTGGACTAAAGGACTAAGGAGTAATACCGTTGAATATCCTTTGTTTGATTTGGATAACAGAAAAGGCAGCCAGGTTTATCACTACACTTCAGCACAAAGTAAATTACTTTATTCATCTCCTTCCTATAACGGCTCTATTCTGGACATTCAAGCAGCTATCAATATCAGTAAGTTTCACGCTGCAAAAACGGTTCACCCGATGCAGTCGGATTTATTCATTGAATTTGTAGGGGACGAACCGGAAGATGAAGAAAAGCAGGAGTTTGAGGACGGTATTAAAAGAAAATTTACCGGGCTTAATAATGCAGGCAACAGCATTATGATCGGCTATGTAAAGAGCAGGGATGAGGCTACAAGGATTGAGGCAATACCAACATCCGACCCCGAAGGGAAGCGATTCCTACAGCTTCGAGAAGAGGTTAAAGCCAGTATCATAACAGGTCATCAATTACCATCCACTGAATTGCTGGCTATTGCCAATACAAAAACCCTGGCTTTTGACTCGGGCTACGACAAAGCCTATGAAATTTTTCAAGCTGTTTTTGTACGTCCGTTGCAGGAAGAGCTAATGAAACCTATCAACAGACTATTATCAATAAACTTTCCGGGAACCAAATTAGAACTGTTGCCGTTGCCGGTTGTTAAAGTCAATTTGACTAATGAGCAATTCATCTATGAGAATATGACTACGGAGGAAGTGAGAGCTGATTTACTGAAAGCCGGACGAATTGACAAAGCAGAATATGAACCGGGGAGCCTTAATAAGGAGCAAAACGGTAAAGAACCGGGAAGCATAGATCAGGCTATTATTTCAACCATTAAAAAAACGAAAGAAGATGCCGCTTAATGCTGATAGTTTTAGAACGCTGTTTATTAGTGAACAGGTATTAAAAGAAAATAGCCTCATTGATAACAACAATGATGCAAAAATTCTTTTGCCTATAATTAAGAAAGCCCAGGATTTGTTTTTGCAGCCGTTGCTCTCGACAAAGTTGTATGTTGATCTGCAGGATAAGATCACAGACAATGAATTAAGCCAAGATGAAAAAGATTTAATTGAAACATACATTCATCCGGCTTTAATACATAAGGTACAATCTGATTTATATTTTGATTCAACATTCAGGCAAAAAAATAAGGGGGTTGGAGCATTGGCAACCGATGGCTTTTCCCCATTGAGTTTAGATGATGTTAAATATATGGCTGAGAGGGCTGATAATGCCGCTGAGCAATACGGGCAACAGTTAGTAAAATTCCTTCGCTCTAATAAGGATAAGTTTCCCAATTATGAAGAGTGTGTGGACGCTGATAGCCCGGACATGCCAGCGCAAAAAGATGCTTACCGCTCAAAAATATTCATTGGCGAAAGATATAAAAGAGGATGACTACAATTAAACAATTAACCGAAGGCTTCAGGTCTATTGCTAAGAATCATATTCAAATTAACAGCTTTACTGCTGATAATTTCAGATCGTTGGGTGAAGCTGTCATTAATTACCCGTTAATGGTGGTACAGGATCAGGGGGCAACGATTAATGAAGACTATGTAACACATAATTTTTTAGTTGTTATCCTGGATAGGCTCGAACATGACCAGTCCAATATGCTGAACATTCAGAGCGAATGCTTTTCTATTCTCAATGATGTTCTCCTTATTATGGACAATAACGAAGCCTTTGAAAATTTAGATGTTCAATTTGGTAGCAATGCCACCCCGGTAGATTATGCAAAAAGTAATGCCGATAATACAGCCGGATATCAGATACCTATTAGTATTAATGTACCTCGTAACTCTACAGGTTGCGTTGTTTATAAATGTGAGTAATGTCTAATTATAGTATAGATAGTTGTGGAACCCTGGGTTTGCCGGGGCTTGGTAATAGTTCAACAGCAGGATGTAAACCCTTGCTTTCCCTCCTACAAAGCCAGACAATAAACATTGTAGGAGATGGCTCAGTATGCAACCCTTTGGGGCTGGAAGTAAAGCTATCAGAGGAACCAGGGCAACTTCTTTTTTGTGCTGCTGATGGTCTTTTTGCATCCGGTCAAACCTTTATTCAGGCTGTTTCCTATGATGATAATGGGAACATTTTTTCAAATATTCCTAATGGGGAAGCTCTGAAAGATGCTGAAGACCCTGTAAAAAATATTGCATTAGGATACAATGCCGGAAGCCCAACCTGGGATGTTTCAAATTCTATTTTCATAGGAGAAAATGCTGGGGCTTTGTCATGGTATAATGAGAACATGATTGCTTTGGGAACTAATGCCGGATATGCTGCTAATCAATCTTTCGATCTTATTGCAATAGGAACGAATGCAGGGAGGGATGGCTTTAGCGGGATGGAGGAAGGAGATTATTCTATACAGATAGGAAGAAACACAAGCAGCAGCGGTTTTAAAAATTCAATCCTGTTAGGAGGGTCAACAAGCCCGGATAATTTTATTGTCAATACAAAGGATAATCAGTTTATGCTGGCTCCTAATATTGTTAACTTACGTTTCTGCTCCCTGGACTATGAATTACCGGACTATCAACCCAGCGGTACAACCACTTTAACCAATGACGGGTCAGGCAAGTTATCTTGGAGCGGTTATCCTACACCTCTATTAACTTCCGGTAGCGTTCCCTACATAGGCAACAACGGCAAACTAACTGAAACCAATTCAAATCTTTTTTGGGATAGCACCAATAAAAGGTTAGGCATTGGTAATAATACTCCGGCTTATGCCCTGGACGTTACGGGACAGATCAGGCAAACAGCGAATACGGATTTAATTATTGCCAGGACTACAGATAATATTTTAATAGGAATTTCTCTGCCCAACTCAGCCGGACTGGAAAGGGGCTTTGCAAAATTAAACACCCAAACCGGAGAGTTTAGGTTAGGCGGGGGGGCTGGTGGTTATTATCCCACCTTCTATTCCAATGGTGTTGAGAGGATCAGAGTTTCAGTTGATGGTTATGTAGGTATAGGAACAAATAGCCCTTCAGCATTACTGTCTTTAGCTGCTTCAACAACAGCGAGGGCGAGTTTGAACTTTATAACAGGCACAGCACCGACAGCTCCAAATACAGGAGATATTTGGAGAACGTCATCCGGAATTTTCCTAAATGATTCACTAAATGTTACCGGCGATGTAATATTTGGTACAACCGGGTATGGTGGACTAAGGCAAAGTAGTGTTTGGACTTACCTGAGAAGTCAAACGGCTTTAGGATTTTGCTATGGTTCAACATCTAACTTTAATCCATCTCATAACATTAATTCTACAGGCTTAGCTCTGGGGGGCGGTTCAACCGGTGCAACAGCTTTACTGGATGTGTACGGCTCAACAACATCAATCCCAAGTATAAGAATCAGGAGCGGCGTTGCACCTACATCTCCGTTAGACGGTAGTATCTGGTATGATGGCTCAAAGCTGTATTTGAGGGTTGGCGGGGTTACAAAAGAGATATTATTTGCTTAATAAAGCCAGCTTAAAGAATAAAAATATTCACACGGTGAAAGGAAAACTATAAGCCCAAGAGAGACCTAAATTCATCCGCAAGCTCTAATTTTAACTCTTTAAAATTGTTAATGGTTCTTTCAGAAGCATTTGTCCAATTCTCCATGTATTTAGTGTAACTTAATGGAAGTTGCCGTTCTTCCTTAATCTGCTGGTTGTGATAAGAACCATATATCCTTGCTTTGCCCATTTCCAAAATTATATCAGAGGATTCTTTGAATAGTGTTTCAAACTTATTGATGGTGCTTTTAGAAAAATAAATTTGGTCTTCTTCTAACTGGTCTCTCAATTCATTCAAAACTTTGTTACAGGCATTATCTCTTGCATGATCTTCTGTATAATCAGGCCCCTGAAAAAAAGTAGTAGCATGCCTTAATGCTTTTTCTAACTCATAAACTTTTGAATGTAGCTTTTTTATTTTCTCGGCTCTATCTTCGTGCAATCTTGTAAATTTAACTTGATGTTCCAAAGCAATTTTAGAAAGTTCATTTTTATAAGATTCAATTTCCTTTGTTAGAGTAGATTTATATTTTTCGATACCTAAATCGAAGGATTTTGTAATAATAAGTTTACCTATCCATACAACAACGGCGGAAGCGCCTAAAATTGATGAAATAAAAATTAGCAACTGATCTAAATTAAATTGATTCATAAATTGCTTCTATTTCCTGGCGAAGTTTTTCTTCCCATCCCCCCTCCAAATCAATATATATTACTCCTAAAAAGTCGGAAGGAATTTCTACTCCTTTTTCTCGAAGTATAATAACTTTTTCTCTTCCTAATTTTCCAACGAAATACCCGGTCTCTAAAACTACGTTTTGTCTTGCTCTCGGCTTATAGTCTTTTTCTACGTTTGCTTTACCGATATCATCTGCTGTCCATATTGCAATAGCAAAATCAACATTAGAATGTTTTTCAAATTTTTCAATTATAGCTTTTCCTCTCGAAGGTTGCTCATGTAGGATGATAGTTTCTTTTTTTAATCTCTCAGTAATAAATCTGGATATCTTATACTTCTGAGTTTCATCATGACCATGAATAATAAAGCATTTGTTATTTACCATTTTGGAAATATCTGATTGCTTAGGTATAGTGTTTTCTTCATTTGAGAATATAACTACTGTTTGGCTTTCTTCAAATAAGACAATGGCTCCTTTATGAGTGTGTAACCAATTTAAGGTTTTTGAAATCTCATATCTTTCTTCTATTAGTTTCGCTTCTCTATTAGTCTTGGCATTTCTTAAAAGCTCAGTGTTTAACATTCGATTTGAGCCTCTATTCATAAAATCTGTGTAATGAATGCTATTATCCTCAAAAGCTCTATCTATTAAAACTGAAATAGATTTTTCCCATAATTTTCTATGTGCGATTAGTCTATCAGTGGTTTCACTTGGTAGTTCTGTTTTTCTTAATAGACTTCTCCCGAACTCAATTTTTTCAGATAATTTGTTCTCATATTCTTTTTTGGTTATTCTTAAAGGTGGAAAAGGATTCTTTTCCTCAAAGAATGATGTATCAGTCGGCATATTTCCTTTTTACAGTATAAATATAATAATCCTTAGTAAGCCTAAGAATAATTAGTTTTGAATGATGGGGGCAAAACCAAAAAACGGGAGGAGTTTTTACTTGAAAGAATTGAGTAAAAATAACTGTACTGAATTGTATCAGATAGAAAAAAACGGGGTATTGTATGAAATGCCTTATGAATTAATGGTATCACTGAAGCAGTGTCGGTGTAATATTGAGGAATGGTACGGCAAACTAAAGAACCCGGATAAAAAGAGGGTAATAAGGACGGGAGATAATATTAAAGAAGAAAAGCCTGATTTTTTTTCAGATATTGAGCCTAAATATTAATAACAGAGTACTTTCTTTCTTCTGATATTTTTATTACTTTGATAACCCTTTTTTAACTCTAAGATATGGAGGAAGAGTCCTTAAAAAGAAATATAACATCTGATTCAAATAATTCTTTGCCAAGACGAGTATTTATATGTGTATATAGGCACATAGAACCCTCTAAAAAACAGTGGAATGAACTTATCTCGGCGGCTCAAAAAACACCCTCTCTCCAAGAGTTTTCTAATACTTATAAGGATAATTATTATGATTGGGGAGATGATCCATCCTTTTTTGCAGCAAAAAAATATTTAGGTGATGAGAAATTTGCAACATGGGGCGTCTGCAGGGCAAATGTAAGAAAACAGCTTATTAAAGGTGATGTAGTTGTTTTTATTTGTGGTAGACAGACGGGAAAAAATTGGAAATATTATTATATCGGCTATGGGACAGTTAGTTTGAACTTAAAAAACAGATTGGAAATCTGGAAGAAAGATAAGTATGAAGCTCAGAGAGGTTTTTATAATCTTCTGATTGATAAGAGAGGGGCTCAATTTGAGCCTTTTGGCGGCATTCATGATAACCTATGTGAACGTGTCGGTGCAGGTTATATATTTTTTGAGACAGCTTCTAACTTAACCAATTTTAATTTTGTAAACCCCTTGTATATTGCCGATTGTAATCCAGATCAGAAACTTACTGAAACATGGAAATCTAATAAATTAGTCAAAGACTTAGAGAACTTACTTCTAAAAAAATATTGTAAAAATGGTAGGAGCCTTCGTTCTACTAATGTGCAAAGAGCACATCCTCATATAAGATTAAAAGATATGACTTTGGAAGAACTGACTGCATTCAGAAGTGAATTGTTAGAAATTTCTAAGGCAATAAAATCTTATTAAAAAAGCAAATATCACATATAAGAATTATAATTCATCATCCCCCGCCCAATCCCCCGCATTCGAAAAGCTCCTACCAATTTTTGCAGCGTTAGCAACTTTCTGCAACATGGAAAAATCTAATCTACCTATATATTCCTCCGTTGTTCTTTCTGATTCATGCCCCAGGGCATTGGCTACTATGGCTGTACTTAAATTTTCTTCAAACACTAAATGTGTAGCGAATGCATGACGTGCGCTATAGGTTGTTATATGTTCCCAATTAGGAAAATTCAAATCTTTGGCGGCTTTTTTAATCATAGTGTTTATCCGTTTTATGAACGTTGTTATCTTTTCTTTTTTCTTTTCCGGGATTTCGGTTCCATCTAACACCGGGAATAAAAATTCACTACCTTCTTTGTGATACTTAGCAACAATACTTTTCATCTTATCCGTATATAAATGCTGGATTACTTTTCCCTGTCTGTTGGTCTTCCTTATCTTTTGGCGTCTAAACTCTAAAACCTCATGCTTCTTTCCACCATGATAAACCGCAATGATATTGTCCTTAGTAAGGCTGAGAATATCAGTCATGTTAGCACCACCACAACCATAAATAAATTCAAGCATGTCAACCGCTCTTTTTTTACCCCGTCCTTTGAAGGTTGCCGAAACCAACTTTTCCAGTTGTTCTTGACTTAGTACATTGTTGCTATGTTTGCGCTGGTTGGGGGTTGGGATGCTGTATCTATTATTTTTCTTTTTTACGGTGGTGAACGGGTAATGATCTTCACTTAATTTCCCTTCATCTATTGCTATATTAATTATGGCTCTCAATGCACGTAAATAGATTGCTGCTGTAGTAACACTTAATTCATTTTTCCCTACTTTCTCCCTTTCATACCTCATCAAAAAATTTGGGGTAATATCTCTTAGCTGCATTCCCTTACTAACACTTTCAAATGATTTTATAGCCAGATCATAGATTGATGCTGTGCCGGGTTGGTTATTTTCTTTAAGCTGGTTTATACGCAATTCAAAACATTCCCTTAAATCCGTTGTGCCTGCTTTATTTAAAAAATAGTCCTCAAATCTTTCCTTACTAAAAAGGTCAATCTTATCAATAGCACTTTTTGCCTCAGCCAATTTTTTGTCTAAGGTCTCCCTTTCGCTTCTATATTTTACAGCATGGCTCATTAGTGCTAAAAACTCTTTTTCCGTCATGTCATAGCCGACCGGATACAGGTACTTTTCCCCGCTATGCGGGATAAGGATTTTTACCGGATACTTGCCGTTTTTCTTTTGTCTACGGATGTCTAAGTGAGGGCGGGGGAGGGGTTTTGCTATCAT